TAAGAAAGCAGCTAAACTGAATTGTTCCCAAATCGAAAGTTCAGCTGCTGTTCTTATCCCCTCACCGACATCTACAGGAACTTCAACAACCATTGTTGTGTCCTCTGAACCAAAAGCTGGTTCTAATGGGTAATTAGCTTTCTTTAGTGGTTCTAATAATTCTGAGTGTTTAGATAATCTCATTCTCCTAATATAAAACCTCGACTCTGGATAATGCATTCCTGGAGTAGCACCAACCAATAATGAAACAGTACCACTCGGTTTAACTGAAGTAGTTTTAATTGACTTTGGAACAGCAAACCAGTCACTATATTGATTATCCCACTCTTGTATTGTATCATATCCTGTCTCCAACCAGTTCTGTAGTTCACCCATACCATTCTTAGTAATGAATTGAGCAACTCCGCTTACAGAACAGCCTATTCTTCTGTTTCTTAACATAACTCTATTGGTTTCAGGCCAATGAGTTCTTCCCAATGTAACTGTTTTAGCATACAGATAAGCATACTTTAACGTTCTTTGATAATCTTCTAATGAATCGTGATTGGCTGGAAATGTTTCTACAAGACAACATAACTCATATGATTCTAATGATTGTTCTAAACAAGGATTACCACCCATAACTCTATGGTCTTTATTATCCCCACCATTCTTCATACGAGAATACTTTTGCATATTTTCTAGCCAAGCAAAACCAGGCTCACCATTGTCCACAATCCGTTTACACACATCAGTATAATCCATCCCAAGTTCGGCAAAGATACTATTATTACTTGTCCATCCATATTGTTCCCTCTCAGGGTTTACTTTATAGTTTTTTAAATCTAAATATTCTTCGTTGTCTGGTTCACCAAATACAATCTCAGCAGTTCTACGAACATTACCAGCTACAACACATTTTCCAATAAGGTTCATTATGTCTACTATTGTAGTGATTGAGATTGGTTCATTTTTATTCTTTTCTAATATTTTTCTAATATCTTCGTGTACTTCTAAGAGAGGTTCATGACCACTACTGACTCCACCAAATCCAGCGATTGGTTCACCGGCTACTCTTATCTTTGAATAGTCAAATTTGATTGGAGCAGTTCCGTGAAAGTAACTTTCTAAAAGAACCTTTAGAGATTCTACCCAACCCTCACGAGTGTCTGGTATTTCAAATAAGGATTCATCACGACTCTTATCTATACCCTTTACGATAATCTCACCAGCACCCTTACAATCAAACCCAACTCCTACTCCTAACATACTAGCATCCATAAGGAAACAGAATGGTTTAGCCATATCGTCTTTGATTGTTTTTGTTGATACGAAAGCACAATTATTGAGGGCGGCGTATAAACCTTTTTCTTCGGTTATGGCTGTTCCCATAGCCCAAAGTCCACGGCCTGGTGGCAAAAACTTCATATTGAAAATGCGCTCATACATATCTTGCGCCGACTTTTGAGCTTGCCACGGATTCCACCCTAATTGATGTGAGTCAATATGATCCTTCTGCATAGAGTAAGTACCTTCTACGACTCTTCTAACTGTTTCCCACCATCTTTCATTTTTACCATCTTCTTTAATTCTTGAGTATGTTCTCATATAAACTAACTCACCTAATCCATTAAAACCGAATGGTGGTTTTTTTCTTTTAAACTTATTTATAAAATTTTCTGACAACTGAAATTTTTCCATCGTAACTCCTATTTAATTTGTTTGTTTTCTGACAACATATATAAATATAATATATACCAAATCTTATCTATTCAAATCCATCTGTTTTTGGTTTTAAGTCATTATATTTTTTTGATAATGTCTGCCTTAAATATTCCTCTGAATTATCCATCTTACCTTGCGCTGATTTCCCACCCTGCGTTGATGATTCATACACTTGTATATTACCTGTGTTTGTATTAATCTCTGCAGGAAATGTTATTCCATCTATACCAAATCTGTTTTTGATTACATGCACTCTACCAGTGTTTGCAATCTTATCCTCTACCTTACGACTTACAGACATAACAAAGTCAGCCGTCATAACCTTAGAGTAATCTTCAGATACTTTACTAGCATCAATAACATCTTCTTCCAATGAACTTCTATTTGCTTGAGAAGCTGTCCATATTGGAATATCAAACTCACCGGCCATACCACGAAGATTTTCATATGTCTCACCAGTAGCATGCCTCTTCTCTTTATAGAATGTAGTTGGTTTTAAAATATCAGCATAATCAACTATAACCACATCAGGTTTGATTTCCTGTATCTCCATCTGTTTCAGATGAGCAGCCAGAGTATTTACTGAAGCAGAACGAGTAGGATAGTATTTGATAATCAACTTACCATCTAGACCATCTATAACTTTCTGTACATCTTCCTGATAAAATTTAATATTAGCAGTAGGTGTTCCACTAAATACTGTATCGTATCTTAATCCAACATAAGCCTCATTCAACTCTAATGTATAATGAACTACAGTCTTACCCTGCTTTACTAAATGAGCAGCCAGAGATTGTAAACACCAAGTCTTACCAACACCAGCAGCAGCAACTAATACACCTAACTCACCACCAGCCAATCCACCATCCATAACAGTAGTGATTGAATCCCAAGGTGTAGGTAATGTATTTCTTACTGATGATGTAAGCCTCTCTTCTAATGAAATAATATAATCATGACCTAAATCTCTTTCACTACCAGCTTTCATAGCAGCATCAATTATTACTTTTATTTCATCATACTTTTTCTGTTCTAATAGATTAACAGATTCCATAATCGATTCTTTAATAACCTGATTTTTACAGAAACCTAATGTTTCTTGCTTTACAAAATCCAAATCAGTAGCCTCTATATTTCTCCAAGCTTCTTTTAGATTATCAATGATAGAAACTTTTAATATCTCATCATCCATCTGAGTAATCTTTATCTTCAGAACTTCTAATGTAGGAGCTTTTCTAAACTCCATAAAGTATTTAGCTATTTCTCTCGTAAGCCATTTGTTGGCATCCGAATCAAAATATGATGGTTCTAGTATGTCATTGATAGTTTGTATAAACTTATTATCCGACAATAAAGATGAAATTATCTTTGATTGAAATGTCGGACCGAATTGATTAAAATTCTCACTCGCCATATAGTTCTCTTCTTTGTGTTTCTTTTAATTCCATTTGTCTTTTTCTACGATAGCGTTCTCTAGCTTTTGCCTGAAGAGTTGTTCTATTTCTTTCATAGTATTCCATAGACCATCTACGCTGTGCTTCCTTTTTATCTTTTTCTGAAATGTACTTACGTTTTCTTCCCATTTGTTTTCTCAGCCATTTGATTGAGTTTAGCAAAACATTGTACCAACCAACTATCCATATTAGGAAGTGTAGCAAATAATCTATCCTCAATAAATCTCTTTTGGAATTGTATTTTATTTAACCTATTTATAGGTTCTCTGATCTTGTCTAAGATTTTAGTTTTAGCAGAAGCACCAATGTCTACCTCATCTAACTGCATCAACATATAGTTTCGTTTCAATAACTCTTCACTCTCTTTAAGTTTTTCATCTTCTTTAATAATGTCATCTATATTAAGTATCTTATCTTCGAGTAAAAGCGGTATTTTTTTTTGAATAGTTTTCAATCCCCAACCACGAACACCATTTATATTATCAGACTTATCGCCATCTATAGATCTATAGACAGCAAAGTTGTGAGATGGTATTCCATAGTCCTCTAATACTTTAGGAGGATCGTACATCTTCTTTTTTGTAGGAGACCAAACTGATACTCTATGGTTTACTAATTGAAGAAAGTCTTTGTCTGTAGACATTAAAACTATCTTAGATGTTTTCATAACCTGTTTGGTAAGATAAGCCATCGTATCATCAGCTTCTATACCCTCAATCGTAATCGTTGTGATTGGAAGATAATCCAAATAATCTATAACTCTCGTTAATTGCATAATCATAGATTGATGTTCATCTTCTTTATCGTTAAAATCATAGGAACGATTAAGTCTTTCCGACATATTCCTACCAGCCTTATACTCTGGAAATACTTTCTTACGGCGGTTAGACCCACCTTTACCATCAAATACTATGACAGTTCGGGTAGGTCTAATAGTCCTTATAGCGTATCCGACTGACCTTAGAAAACCAACTATTCCCCCAACATGAGCGCCGTCATCATTGAGAGTTGGTATAGCGCTGAAACATCTTATGAAAGTGTTTAGTCCATCTATAATCAGTACCTTATCATCAGGTTCATCTGAGTCTAATTTACCACCATTCTTTTTTATTTCTTCGAGTATCGATAAGTATCGAGCATTAGTCACCTAACACCTCTTTTGTAATTTCTACATCATCAATACCTAAATCAGCTTTAGTGTATTTGAGTATAACTTTATCACAAATGAGTTTATAACAATAAGACTTAAACTCTTCATCTTCAAGCATAGTAGCCCATTCTTTAGATTGAAACTTAATCTCTTTATCATTATGGTCTTTCATAGTATACCAAGCACCACCAACTTTTACACAGTTGTGGTCTTTAAGAACTAATAACCAACTACCTTCATCATCTACACCACTTTCAAAGTACAGAGGAAACTCTGCTTTTCTAAGTGGAGGACCCAAACGATTCTTAATCACTTGCGCCAGTATAGTCATACCGATAGTATTCTTTTTAGCATCTTTAATCTGACCTTTGTTCTTTAATCTTACACGAGTCGATGCGTGAAATGGAAGAGCCTTACCACCTGATGTAGTCCAAGGATCTCCAAACATTACACCCAACTTTTGTCTTAATTGATTTGTGAATACCAAAGCTACCCTTTGTCTACCAATCATCTGAGTAATCTTTCTCATAGCCTTTGATATGATGATAGCCTTTGAAGTAGCCCAACCATCTTTGTCATAGTCTGCGTTTAACTCAACCTTTGTTGTAGCAGCAGCTAATGAGTCTACTAAGATAGTTACTAACCTATCTTTATCTGATTCTCTTACTTTAGTTACTATTTCTTCTATAGCCTCAAAAATATCTTCGATAGTTTCTAAATGGAGATATAACATATTATTAACATCAACACCTATAACTTCTAAGAAATCTTCACTCACAGCAGTTTCAGTATCAATGTAAACAGCGACACCACCTTTCTTTTGAGTTTCGGCAAGTAGATGTGCACCGACTAATGACTTACCACTACTTTCCAATCCATTTAATTCTGTAATTCTACCAACTGCAATACCACCATCAGGCCTATTTGATATTGCTAAATCTAACATCGTTGAACCTGTTGAAATGTATTCTTTTATATCTGTTGGTGTGTTGTCTGTACCATCTAAGAAATAAGCAACTTTGTAGTCTTTGAATTTCTTATTTAAAGAGTCGGCAAGAACTCCAGCCAAATCGTCTTTTACTGACATATATTTCTCCTAATTAAAATAATGGGTGTGTCCGGCTTTATGTTCCAATATTGGATGCACACACTCGGTTTTATTAGTGTTGGCTTCAACACCCATTATAACTTTATTTACTTATTAAACAACTCATCGAAAGCGGCACTTGTATCCTCAACCTTAGTTGATTCAGTAATTGTCGCTGAAACAGGAGCTGCTTCTTTTTTAGTCTCATCACCCTCTTCGCTTGGATTCAACCACTCATTAAGAACACCAGTTAGTTCTTCATAAGACAATTCCTGATATAAGTCAGCAATATTCTTTTGATTATCTAACATAGCTTCAAGCTTTGCTTTGTCCTCAATGATGGGTGTTTGATTCGGCTTAACACGAATAGAAGTTGATGGAAAAGATTTACCTGTTTCCTCAGCTGTTTTGAACTCAACAGCAACATCACGACCACTTACTGGATCGGTAATATCACCATAATCTGGATCTGCAATTACAGAAAGTAATTCTTGATAGACTGTTTTACCAAAACCCCAAAAACGAACACCTTGTGCTTCTTCACCACGAACAATTACTGGCGCAAAAGTTCTCATCTTTGACTCTAATTTACGAGCCATTTGATATTCTTCACGATTACCACTCGTTTTAAGTTTTTGAGCAAACTCTTCGATTGGATCAGGACGACCATATGTGATTGGTGATAGATAGGTTTTGTTATTCAAACCAAAATGAAAGAACAACTCAATGAAAGGATTATCCTTATTATGCTTATATGGCAAAACACGAATAACCTGTTTACCAGGTTGTGGTTTCCAAAGATTTGAAGTTCGATTGTTTGTGGTTTGTAGCTGATTTAGCCTATTACGAATAGAATTAATATCCATTTTTCATTCTCCTTTGTTATTATTTAATTGTCATTTGTTAGTTACTTTGTGTAACCTTTAATATATATCACCTGTTATAGTGAAATACAATTTTATTTTATTAATCTTCTCTATTTTTTACATCAACTATGCTGTGTATTTTTGTTGGTATTTTATTTAACCCATTGTCATTTGTTAGCAATAAACTATTCTGATAATTTTCCCACGGGATAGGAAACCTCTTATCTAAGACTCCATTATTTAAACTTCTTATAACTTCATTAAGTGCGTTTATAGTGTAAAGTGTATTACTTTGTTTCTTACGGTGTAGTGAAATAGTATTTGGAATATCTTCAGGATGATTATCACCATCATATTCAACATTATAAGTACATATAACTTGATTACTTTCTTTGACATTTTGAAATACATATATCTTATCATAGACTATATCATTACATAATATGATAAGTTCTAGAATATCTTCTAGCCTATCTTTTTGAGTGAATGTGCAGAGTAGTTGAGTTTTCATTTGTTTGTCAGCTTCTTGATTAAGTCATCAGTTACGTTTGTATGTTTCAATCTGCTGGAATATGAGTTTGTTGGTGTAATTTTACCAGAATTACTGACTGTATATCCCATATCAATATCCAAACCTGCGTATGCAAGTGTGTCTACACCATTTGAGTGTATTCTCTCTATTTTAACTTTTCCTTTTACTGTTCTACTTGCGTAATCGGAATTAGCAAATCCCTGTCCTTTAAGTCCTCTTTCAGGGTGATTGTGTACTATTGCAAGTACAGACTGACTATAATGATACAATTCCATTCTTTTTACAGCATTGTCATATCCCTCGCCCTTTGCAAGTCTATCTTGATTTAATCTATCTAATTGTTTTTTTACAGAACCCGCAATCTTATCGATAAAATATTTTTCAGCATCAGGATTATCTTTCATTTCTGGATAAAATTCATATAAAGCTTGTCTACTTTCTCCCATCATAGTTTCGATTTCTTCATCAGTAAGTGGTTTTGGTGGGGCGCCCGTATCAGGAAAAAGATTTTTGTAAGTTTCTGTCAATCCAACTAATAATTCTTTAGTTCCTTTTCTTTCTTTTCCATTAATCATCATCGTTACATCTTTATCCTTAAAAGTAGATTTTTCAATTCTACTTAAAAGTTGTGATGCACCACCACCTGCAAATTTAACTGAGGCACCAGCGGGATCCAAACTATCTTCATCTCTTAAATACATATTCATTTCATCGGCTGTCATACCATCATTAGAAACAGTTGTTGGTTGTGCATTACCCTTTATAAAAGGCAAAACATCGTTGGTTTCAAAATTACCAGAAGCAGGTATGTAGGTTTCAATTCCTCGATTTAAATATCCTGCAGCCTCAATAGTTTCTGATATATAAGCGGCCATACTATTAAATTCATTAACACCTTTAGGTGTGGGATTTTTTACTTTTGTAGTTTCTAAAATTTCTAAACCCTTTTCATAAAACTCCTTTTGAAGTGATTCAATTTCTTCCTCGCTTTCTACACCACTCTTCTTTTTTTCTAACTCTTGAAGTTCCATTGTTTTTTCTTTTAATTGTTTTGCAATATCTTTATTAAAATCATCTGTTATTTTTTCCTCTATTTTAGAAAAAGTACTAACAAGATTATTGGTGGCATTTACAATACATTCTGTTCTACCCTCTGGTGTATCAGCTGAATTTATATCAATAAAATCTACATCACCTTCAGGTAAAGTTGCCAACCTTAATATACTAAGTTCATCATCTGGATTAACTTTTATAGTAAAATTTCTATCTGCTATCCGAATTTCTTTAGCTATAGTTTCACCCTTTTTATTTTTAATAGTTTTTACGTTTCCTTTTTTAAACTGAGGCTTTCCTTTTACATCAAAATTTCCGTGTACTTGATTTGGCGCCATTGTTGTAGGACTAATCCCTTTTTTCCTTATTGGCACTTTAACCCCCGCCGACTCTATAGCATCGATTATCTTTTTTTGATAGGGGGTAGGGGGAGTCTTACCGCCCATAAAGTTTTTATATTTAGTACCAATCTTAATTTTACCAAGACCTTTCTTATCAGGTTGTAAGTATAACTGTTGTGTAATATGATATTTCTTTATAATATTTTTTGCAAGAGCCTTAGCTTCTTTTGTTTTTCCTGCCTTTACTAATTCAGAAATTGTTTTTGATGTCTTTTCTATAAAAGGTTTTACTTTAGCACCTACTTCTGTATCTGTAGTTTTATCTATATCTATTTCGGGTGCGCCTTTTGGTAAATCATCTCCACCTTCCTCTTCTTCATCATCCTTTTCTTCATCATCCTTTTCTTTATCTCCGCCCCTCTTAAAGCCAGGATCAATACCTTTATTAGAATCTACATCTCTATCAAACTCACTTGGTTCATCTAACTTCTCACCATCTTTCTTATCACCACCATCGTTCTGTAGTGCTTTTGCTGCAATATACGCTGGAGAGTCTTTCTCTCTACTTATAGCAGATTTGTAAGTAGTTTCCTTATCGACATCCTTACCATCTTTGTCTTTTATTTTATATTTTACCTTAGTTTCTGGATCTATCTTATCACCTTTCTGTTTGGGTGCTTCCATTAGAGTACCTAACAACTCAGCCCTTGCTTCTCTGCTCCAACCGAAGTCATCTAATACCTTTTCTAATAAAATAAGTTTAGCGCTGTTATTTACATCAGGCTTACCATCGCTTGTGCGGTAAGACCACTCTACTAATATTTCATTTAAGTCTGTAATCATTTAAATTTCCTCGTAATATCTTTCATTTCGTGGTAATTCCATCCCTTTGCTATTTTCACAGGATACTTCTTCTTTTGTTCAATAGTACCCTTTACCATCTTTATAAACTCTAATCCATCTTTGATGTGAAAGTCAAATAAAAATGAGTCATAATTATACAAAATTAATTTACTCTTATAACCTTTTATTTTAGGTAGTAATTTTGTAAGCATACTCATATTACTTTCTGTTTCCATCAGCTGAATAAGATAGTTAAATACTTTATTCTTATTCATATCAGATAAATTCTTTTTGTATATTCTCTTATTATAAATATCAGATTCTATGAAATTATTCGATTTATAGTTATTCCAAATCTGATCTATATATTTTTGAACTTTTTTGAAGAATGGATTGCTTTTTATAACATCATCAGGTATATGCCCATATAAATACTGAAATGACAGCCCTTTAGCTTCATCATAACCCACACCATATAATTTAGCCATATGTTTATGTACAGAACCATTTGGAAACTGATAGTCTACTACATCGGCAATCAATCTTAAATGATAAGCATCATAGTCCATTTCAATTAACATACCATCTTTACCATACCTACTGATAAACTTCTTTCTACTACCATCTTTTTTATTAAGAGCAGCAAAATTCATACCACCAAATCTATTTGATGGGCGGCCTGTAGCGGTATATGGATTGTATTCTGAATACACCATATCTCCTATAATTTTTAGTCCATTACTTTCTATCTTCTGTAAATTTTCTAACACATCAAGGTTATAAGTTTTAAATATAGGTTCTGTGTTCTTATCGCCCAACATAGCAGCCAATTTAATCTTTTCATCTATCAGACTCCTACAATACTGAATGTGTTTCATCAAAGGAACTGCGCAATTTATATTAGGTGTCTTATAATGTGTACTGTAAAAATATCTATGTGCACTCGTAGTTACTTCATCAATTGTTAAAGGGGCATTATTTTCTAAATAGTAATTCATCTGAACATCGAATACGTTTTCCCAATCTAAGAAATGTAATAGCTTTTTTTTATCATAAGTATAAACATTTTTTGATGTGTGAGTCTTTTCAATATATTTATGTTCTAAATTAATAGCATCCGAATGACGAAACGGCAACACATATTCTTTTGTATCACCATCTAGTAACCTAACATATAATAAACACAATTCTGTTTTAATTGGATGTACGTTTGGGTCACATTGAATTGGAAGTACAACAGAGTTACTAATTTTAAACTCTTTCATAAAACTTTTCCACTCTTTATGTGATTCTATTATTTTCATTTTGTATATTCGTACTCACAAGAAAACATTTTTTGTCCATTTGTATAATTTATTAACTCACTAACTGTAAAGCTTTGTTCGTATATTAATTTTTTGTGAAGTTTCGACACCCCACCACCATCAGGTGCAATTAC